AATGATACGGCAAATCGACGTCCATCTGGACGAGATAGCCTCCGTCATCTGACAGATAGCTGTTCGTATCGCCAGGAGACGGGAACGTCGACGTCTGCGGTTGCCAATTCTGGTCGACATCGACATACGTTGCCGTGATGAGGTTTGCCGTGTCATCGATGCCGCTTCGAGCGAACGTCCAGTCGCCGACGATGTTGCTGGTGTTCAGTTCAAATGCCTGCGCCGCCGTTACTCGGCGAATCAACAGCTTGTAGAGGGTGCCTTCCCTCACCAGGCGCCCGTTGCACGCCGTCAGAAGCCGCTGGAGGTTGGTCAGCGGCGGTGCCGATGAGAGCAGAAACCCGTTGCAGGTGAACCGATCAGCGAGCGTCTCATGGCCGACATCGACCGACTCGTCGCAGTAGTTCGCCGCCGACGTGAAGCTGGAAGCGTCGAACTTGACCGACGAGCCGCCGCCCGTCGCGGTGCTTGAGGCGTTGGCGCCTCCGAGATCGGCAGTAAAGCTCGTGTCGCTCACCATAGAGACGACCGTCATCTCCACGTTAAGCCTCGCCGCGACGATACCTCCGACGTCGGCGGCACCTGAGAGCGTCACCAGGCCACCGACCGAGGTCGACAGTGCCGAGCTATCGGCGACCGTGATGACCGTCGAGCCGCTGGCCGTCGTGATCGGGTTCGCCTGGAGAGTCGTTTGCCCTGCGTCGATATCTGCCGCCGGTATCCCGAGACCGTACCGAGTCGACGTGAGGTAGTCGTAAATGCAGTCGACGGGGTTGGTCGAGTAGGCGAACGCGGCACTGAGATCGGTGACGTCCGCGACCTTGTTTCCCTCAAGCTCCATATTAATGTTCGGCAAGCCATTGACGAAGACATCGTCCTTATACCACAGCCAGAAAACTGCATAGGCGATGCCCTTCCCCTTGCTCTGGGTTCCCCACGCGCCGTCTGCGGTGCCGGAGGAACTGAAGACATCGTTCAAATAGAAGTCATAGGCCTGGTCGTCGTCGCCGTCGTGAAGCATATATTCCAGATAGACGTTCGTGCCGAACGTGCCGCCCGCCGTGCCGAACGCGCTCTGCACGCCAGCGCTCGTCGGATTGTTGCCGGAAGTGTTGGCCGGGAAACTCGGGCCATCGATGGCAAGCTCCTCGTCGAAATAGATCTTGCTCACCTCGTTGATGCCCTGGACGCTCGCGCTACCCTCCGGCGCGAGTCCTATGGTCCCCACAATGGCTATCACGTCGCTGTTCGTCGGATGCTGGCGGATGTCGACGATGTTGATGCCGATGCGCGACTTGCCGTACAGGACAGGCAACGGCGCCTCGCTAGACGTCACGTTGACCTGGATACCCTGCTGGTCAGTGGTGATGTCTTGGTTCTTCAAGTAGTTGTAGGCGGTGATGGTGGCGCCGACCATGTACCCGATTGCCGCCTTCGATCCGATAGATGTCAGCATCGGGCCCAGGCCGGGGTTGCCCGTCAGACCCCCGACGACCGCGCCGACGATGGTGAGCCCGATGGTTGTTTTGCTTCCCATCCTACAATGCCCAGCGGTCGCTGGGCGACGAGATGGCAGGCGTCCCGGTGCGTGGCGTGATCGCGCCCTTGCGGCCCCAGTAGACCGGACGCCCGCCAAGATCTGGAAGCGTCGTGAAAAACAAATCGGGGACAGATACGACACCGATGATTTTGCGAGTGCTTCGCTCTTGCATCGTTCTCAGGCTTCGGAAGTTGGTGTAGGTGGCGCGAGGGAATAGATAGCGAGCGAACTGGCTCACGACCGTGGTCGATACCCTGACCGAGCCGCGAGCCGCGAGATCGCTCGGCGTCTCCGCCATCTCCCAGCGCGAATTCATCAGCCCCGAGAAGATGGTGATCGGGTCCGCGACGACAACGCCTGTCGAGATAACGATCTGAGCCCAGTAGACGGTGCAGGTGCGTCCTCGCACTTGGTTGGTGAGTACCTCGGCTATGACCGATTGCTGAACGCCTGAGAAACTGAGCTTCAGCGATTGCCCCGACGGATCGGTAGTCTCGGCAGGAGCCTCCACGTCGATGAGGCCACCGATGCCCACCCACGTCTGCGAGTTCCAGCTCACGTCGCTCGGTGCCGTGGAGTAGCGGATAGTGTTATCGCTTCCGGTGAGTTGGATCAGCCAGACGTTCGCGTAGCCGTCGACGGCAGATATCGCCGTCGCCATAGCGGCGGTGATGGCGCGTCCCATCTATGGGCTCTCTTGGAAAGTCACCGTCAAGCCGCCGATATACTCGGCAGGTCCGGCGCTCGCCGACGTGTAGTCGACGACGACTGCCGTGATGTTGGCGCTGGCAATAGTGAGCGCCCCGCTATTAGTAGGAGACCTACCCGCGAGGATAGGAGGCACGATGGTGATCGTCGCCAGACCGCTTCCATCGGAAGCGGCATCGGCGGTCACCCGGAACAGCACATCGCAACCGGGAACCGTGAAACAATCTCCCGCCTTCATCACTCCCGTCTCGCTTGCGGTCCACCCGTAGGTCATCAGTGACGTTCCGCTCTGCCCCCCCCCGTTCACCTTCGGGGAGCCGAGGCCAGAACCGTTCGCATCCTTGCCGGAGCCTGGAAGGAGATAATGAGTGAGGGTGCAAGTCGAGCCCGTGTTGTAGAGGTCTTGGATGGTGACCAGAAGCTCCTGCACATCTTCGCTCGACGCGAGCAGGGCCGACCATGTTTCGGTCCAAGTGATGCCCTGCCCCGCGACCGAGCGCGTTTGGACGGCGCCGGATTGTCCGACCGATATCAGAGAGCCGACGTTCTTAGGGTACGACACCCCCGATGGCGGCACCGTGCGAGGGAAAGCCGCCACGCTCTAGCCGCCGAGCAGTTGGCGGCGATACGCTGTCGAGTTGCGCGTAGCCTCCGCCATGACGCCCGCTATCGTGGCGCCTTGCTCTTGAATGAAGCGCGACGCGGAGCGCCCGTCGATTGCGCTGATGGTGAAGTTGACGTTCTGGTTGACGACCATACCGCCGCCGCCCGTAGGTTGCGCCATCAAGCGATTGATTCTCTTATGGCTGATGCCGGGAAGCGCCAGACGCGGGCTCGGCATCTGGTCCGCAGTCAGGGGCTCTGGAACGCCTCCGCCCCCAGCCGGAAAGCCCGTCAGCATCTCGCCGAACGCCGCGTACTTGCCGCCGGATATCTGCATGATCGACTGAAAGACAGCCCAGCGGAGCGCGAGTTCGATGATCTTGTTCTTCATCCATGTGAAGAACCCATCAAAAACGTTCTTGCCCCCCTGCACGGCGGACGTCATCCTCCCGAGGAAGTCGGAGGAAGCACTCTCGCCCAGGCTCTTGAACTTATCCCCAAGCGTCTCGACCGACTCGGCCATCTCCTCGACCGCCGTCGTAGCGTCTTCCAACCCCTGAGTCAGGTTGCTCGTCTCGCCGCCAAGCCGGACGAGCGTCTCGAATTCTCCACGCAATACCCTGAGAGCCGCCTTCTCCCAATCGGCGGCGACACCCCTGGCCGACTCCATCGCGTTGCCGATGTCGCCGACGTTCCCCTTGAACTTCTCGAACTCCTCTCCCACGCGCTTGAAGTCTAGCTTGACGAGCGCCCGGGCCATCTCCGCGACGTCACCGAATAACTGACCGATGTTGAACAAAGTTCTGCCGAGATTGACGAAGACGGAGATCACCACGCGCACGCTTTCCATCGTGAGCGTCGCCCACGCTGATATCATGGCAGAATTCGCGAGGATCTTCTCCTTCCAACTGCCGAACTCGCCCTCCGCCTCCTGTAGCCGCTTTATCCAATCCTCGAACGCTGGCATCAATGCCGTGGCGAGCGCGTCGCGGATCTCCCTAAATTGGGCGCCCAGGTTTTTTGCGCGGTTCGCCGCAGACCCTGACGTTCTATCTAGATCACCGACCGCCACCCCGGCCTTCTCGGCGATGAGGGCCAAGCTCGCCATCGCTTTGTCCTCCGTCGTCAGCGTAGCGGCGAGAGCCTTGCCTGACAGCGTGAGAGCTTTTTTCTGGACGTCAGCCTCTAGTATCACTATCCCGAGGCGCTTGAGTTGCTCCCGCTCTCCCGTCAATGCTGAGTTGATAGCCATCAACGTCTCTTCGGTTGGGATATTGTTAAAGCTCGAAAGATCCCCGGCGAGTTTAGTGATCGCGATAGCCGCCTCGCCGGACGCCTTCTGGGTGAAGCCCAACCCTTGGGCGATGGCCCCTGTTGTCGCGACCAGAGCCTGGGCCTGGGTCTTGGTGAGCCCAGCCTTGTTGGCGAAGGTGTCGAGGAACTTCGAGACGGTCGCGGTGGCCTCTGGGCCGAATACCGTTCGGAACTTGGACGCAGTTTCTTCTATGCCTGCGGCGAGATCGAACATCTTCTTGAACGGAAACACAATCGCCGCGATAGCCGCCGCCGCGATCCCTGCCGCCGTTGCCATCGCTCGGAGCGCCGCGCCGACTTTGACCACGGCACCGCGAAACTGCTTGACCTTCTTGCCGGACCACGTCATCGCACGGTCGAACTTGCTGGTCGTCGCCGTCAGCACGACCTTCATCGTCGAGAGCGTCATCCTTGGCGCTGTCTCATGCGGCCCTCTACCCGTGCGATCATCTCGGCTTGCTCCATTTCCCTGGCCTTGAGGCGCCCTCGCGCCACCCACTCGCCGAACTCTCGGCTAGTCATCCTCGCCTGTAGCTCCGACACCGGACAACCCATCATTTCGGCCAAGTCGAACCAGGCGAGGCGCGATGGGCTGGTCGTCAGTTTCCCTCAAGTTCCTCGACGTCGGCCTCGGTGATGCCACTCAGCCTGCAGGCAACCTCGAAGAGACGATTGAGCGCGGTGGCCGACTTGCCGCCTAGCTCCTGCGCTTCCTTCGCGGTGAAGAGACGCTCGCCCTCCTCGTCGATAGCCGAGAGCGCGACGAGCCGCGCCCTCATGTTCGCCATCGTCACGTTGCGCTTCGCGTCCAGCGAGCCCTCCTCGAAGGAGTCGCGCTCGCGTCCCCTCAGTTCTCTCAGGAGGACTTCGCCGCCCCATTCTGGGACCGTCACTAGCTCCTTTCGTAAATCATCAGCAAGTAGAATCTCGTCTTTGGATAGCATGGTGCAACCTCTGGGTTAGGGGAGGGCTTTGGTGCTTCATCTTAGCTTGTCGCTCGCGCCAGCGCCGAGGCGCTCTGGAACGTAGCCGTACACATCGCCTGGTCACCGACTGATCCCGAGAGCGGGTTGTAGCTTTCGAGAATCCCGGTGCCGGAATACTTCGGATTAGCGGTCGCCGTGGTACTGCCTGCCGGATTAAAGATCAGCGCGGTGGTGTTGCCGATACCAAGTTCGCCTTGGAGCGTAGCGTCGACCTTCGATGCCGCGAAATCTTGAAGGAACTCTATGGTCACGCTCCAAGTCGCCAACCCTGCGGCGTTGGATGCGAAGGCATCACCCATAGCGGTGTCGTCGAGCATCGTCTGTCCGGCGTCCAACGT